GTGTAGTCAAACTTTGTTTCGCCAATAGACAAATTCAAACTTTTGATAAATATCAATATTATCAAGCTTTGTCTGATCTCCGTTAAAAAACGCTTCAAACACGATTTTTCCAAGTTTACTGTCTTTTCTGAATTTAAATGTATCGATAGACTGCTGCGGTTTTGCATTACCCCGCGTATTATCTACATATCCCAAAACGTCTTCTTCCTGTTCAACATCTTGATTTTGCTCCATCGTCCATGACGCAATACCTCTTCCTTGTAATTCCAAATCATTGTTATCATTACTGCTCACATCAACATACATTTTAAATCTTTGTGTTTTTACTTTTGGTGATGCATATTCGTTAAAATCTCCTTCTGCCACGCTTATCCCTCCTATGATTTTCTTTGTAAATATTCATTTGCTGCTTGTATCAGCTTTTCTTTTTGTCCTGCCTGTTCTGCCGCTTTGTCCCAATGGTCAGTTGCAAATGGGTTTTTATCTGTGCGATAATTGAAACGTTTTCCGCTTGGTACTTTTGACACACCTGGCCTGCTCCACCATGTTTCACCGCCATTGTTTGTAAAACCGCCCACTTTATATATTGGGTCTATATACACTACACCTCTGTACATATATCCCGAATAAGGCATGTTGTATGTAACTTCAAAAGGTTTAAATGTTACGTTTCTTTCAAGGTCTCCGTCCCGTTTTGGCGTGTATGGCTGAATTAGCCTTGTCCATTCGCTTATTAAAAAATATCCAAATTGGTCGTTTTGAACCTTATCCAAAATCTGCGGCATATTAAGCTCAACTTTGATGTCACTGTCAGCCATTAAAACTCAATCGTCCTTCCCAATGCGGGGTTTACATATGTAATTCGAACGGTGATAAAATAAGCGACGATATTCTTATCCGGGTCTATATATCGTACCTGCGGATTAAACGGGAACGGCTCAACGCTTATAGTTTGCTTCCCCGCTAATTGCGGCAAATTGCCGTTTTCGTCCTGCTCAATTATCCAATCACAAACAGCTTGTACATCTTCCAGTTTCATAAAATTGTACTCGGTTGCATTTGAGACTATATCCTTGTAACAATTTACTTGATATTCCTCATATACGCTCGGCAACGGTTTGATTTCACCGTTGTAAAGCCCCAATGTGTCGATGTATCCATCTAAGTTTCGACGTGGGCTTGTGCCAAAAGGCAATATAACGCTTGTCCCGTCTATTTCCTCAGCATACAATCCCCACAATTGATTTAATTGAGGACATTGCTTTAAATAATTAAATATTTCTGTATATTTGCCCATATCATCGTCACCCTTTAATCATCTCAATATGATTTGTGCGCCACGGCGTTCCGTCGGGCTTATAATTTATATAGCTTTGCGCCTGTGTTATCATGCCGCCGTTATCCTTATATTTTGATACAAGAGTCTGAAACTCTTGTATTGTTGCTGGTACAATGTCAGGTATTTCAGCAAATACGACTAAATCTCCGACATTTGCTGTAAAGAAATCGTCTTTTTCATCATCGCCAAGCATATAATAGCCGCCAGTCGTCCAAATAGGCGGTTTATACCGCTGCCAATCCTTACACCACACAGTCCACGCATTAGCCTTGTATGCCATTGTGCTGTTTGATTTATCAAATATTCCATCTCGTCTGTCGCATTGATGTATAAAATGTTTTTTCCATTTCACCTTGTTCGCTTGTGTTTGCGATTGTGGTATTTGGTTTATTATTGTAAATGTCTCAGAAAATAGATTAGACATCATCAGCCATCAACCCCCTGTATAACAAATGACCTACGCCGCCGCCGTAAAATGCGTCGTATATAATACTCTCGCATTCGCCTTGTATTTGGTCTTTATCAAGCACGTTATATGAAATACTCTCAGTCACACCGCCGCTTGACTGGCTTTCGCTTGTAACAGTCTTGCTATCGCTTGCATTTGCCGACAGGAACTGTATCAAGCCAAATGTGCAGTCTTTTACAGCCTGCGGCAACTCCGATAGTTTGCTTATACGTGTTCCTGTCTTGCCTGCCGCTTGCGCGTTTATTTCATACTCCGCTTTGCGTTCCCATTGAGTAAAAGCGGACATATCAAGAGTGCCGCCCATATCCTGGTATTCGTCATATTCAAGATACATTCCGCTTTACCTCCTTATATTACTTCGTTGACTTTGCTGATTGTGTATCAGTTCCGCCCGGTTTTTCGGTATCGTCAGTAGTCCCTCCGAACGATACATTTGCAATACCGTTTAAATATTCTGCGAACAGCGTCATACCCATTATTGCTGTACACTCTGAAACAAGTGTCTTGTAGTTGCCCTCAGTATGAAAACCGATAAGGTTTGTCACTCCGTCTGTTGCAAATTCAAGCCCAGCTCTTGCAAAATCGCTGTCGCTTGGGTCGATGTAATAAAGGACAAGGTTTTCAACAGGTGTTGCGATAACCGTACCTTGCGCAATCTTGTTGTCGTCAAGCAAGAATACTGTACGATAGCCCATAAAGTCCTTGATATACTGAATGCCCTCGTAGTTCTGCACTGTGATATTCGCATCGCCGAGATATGTATAGTAGTCCATTACATTCACAAATGCGACTACCTCGGTAATGTCAAGGTTAAGACTGCCCCACTTGTTCACGACAAGACCTTTTGCCGTTGCAAGAGCCTGTTGGAAAGTATCTTTTGTGCCTGTGAGAGTGCCTGTCTTAAGGAAGTTGTAGAACCGTGTTAATACATTGTTCTGCAACTGCTTTAAGAACGCGCTGTCTGATGTTGTAACCGCCACATCATAACCATGTTCTTTAATTGCCTCTGCCGAAACTGCCTTTGCATACTTTTCGAGGGTCATTTCTTCGTAAGTCTTTTCATTGATAGTTGCAAGGCTATAAGGAATTTCCTCGCCCTCGCCAACGCTATCCTGTAATACAACGCTTGCTTCTTTTGATTTAAGCGTTGCGCCCATCTGTTTCTTAATAGGTCGCATAATCCCCAAAAGTTCAAGCAACGCTTGCCAATTATCACCAAATCTTGTTACAAAGTCAATTTCTCTGGGTGATACCGTTATGTTTGCCGATTTTGTTAAATTTGTTTTTGCTGCCATTTTAATCCTCCGTTTTTTGATATAGTTCAATGTTATCTGCTATCGCTTTTTGTCTTTCAATCGGATCTTTGATTTTAGAAATTTCAGCGCGTGTCATAGTGCCGCCCATTCCTAAAGGCTTGCCGCCCTGAAGCGTTACTCTCTGTACTCCCTTAAAAGCTGTTGCGTCGTCTTTGACTAAACCATTGAAGATGTCCGCGTCTGACTTGCCTGTGTTCGCTTTATCTTCAAGAGCCGCCATAAACTTTGTGAAGTAATCATTTTTGATTGCTTCGTGCGTCCAGTCTAAAGGCTTGCCGTCTTTGCCTACCGCAACGGCTTCATATCTCGCTTGTAAATTCGCCTGCTTTTCAGCCGCCGCCGCTGCTTCTTTCGCCGCTTGTTCCTTTTCCTCAACATCTTGCTTGAAACTCTCATATTTCTGCTTCCAATCCTCTGCGCTTGCATTACTTTCTTTTAAGCCGTCAAGCTCTGCTGTAATTGCAGTAATAGTATTCTTTGCTTCTTTGAGCTGATTTTTCAAGTCTTCAACTGTTGTTTGTGCCGCTTGTCCCTTAGAGATTTCCTTGCCGCGTTCCTTGAAAATCTTCTCTGCGATGTCTTTCTCAATCCCTAACCCTGTTAAATACTCGACTGTAATTGCCATAGTTTTTTACCTCTCTTTTTCGTGTTAAGATTTTTTTAAGCGGAGTTCTGCCCGCTACGAATTGACCGTTTTAAGTCTTATCATCTGACTCATTAAGCGAATTATAGCACGGAAGTTGTGCGAGTTATTCCCAACTTTCAAAAATTCGCAAAAAAATAGGAGTCATACCAACATGGTATAACTCCTATAAATTGGACGCGGCATTATTCGTCGTTATCGTCTAAATAAGAAAATTCATCCGATATTGCTCTTGCATGCTCGTCTTCACTAAGCGTACTTAGAAAATCACCTACTGCTTTTTTTTGTTCTTCGGGGGAACCATCTATAAATGTTATTTTATTTTTTTTCACTCCATATCACTCCTGCCTTAGTCTTATTTAAAAGCGTTTTAACAAATCTGTTTTTCTCTGCGTCAGTATCATTTATAACAATTTTTTTATACAGTCTATCAAATTCGAGCTTAAATTTGTCTGCATCAAAACTATCACTTTTTATAATATACTCAACATTGCTATTATTTTTTGCAATGGTAAATGTTTTTACTGCACTTTCATCTCTAAAAAATATCAAATCCGTAGTTGAATAACTGCTATTGCGCGGATGATTGTGCATCACAAACAAATCATTACCTTTTCCTAATAACGATGTTCCAAAATCAAGCTTGTTATCCGCGCCTATATATTCAGACCTTCCGGCTAAACCTTTTTCAAACACAAAGGCAACCTCTTTGCTTTCGTTATTGTCACGGGCGTATTTTAACAATTCACTATGCTGTTGTTGTATAAAGGTATTTTGTTCGTCTGTAAACCCTTTTATATCAACTTTTGGCACATTTTCAATAGCTTTATCAGTTATTGGTGTAATATTCTTTTTGCCATTCTCTTTTATTATATCATTTTTGATATTATTGTCAACATATTTCCGACTATCCCAGCTAACTGCCATGCGCTCTTTTGTTGGCTGCAATCCTATCTTGCTGCACAAATCATCATAGCTTGAACGCAGCGCATTTATCTTATCGCGGGCTTCTTTTGCAAGTATGTTGTTTCCTGCGGCTTTTGCTGTTATTTCTTTGCGCTTGTTTTCTCGCACACCGCGTTCTAAGGCTCTTTGCCGTTGCGTAAAATCATATCGTGTGCCCTTGATAACATTCCCGGCAGGCGTTATGTATTCAAGCACTTCCTTATCCTTTGCCTTTTGTTCTTCAAGCCATTTATTGTCATGCCGCGGTTGTGATATACCTAAGAAAAAAGGCGTTGCAAAGTGCAAACAACCGTAATCGCCAAGCAAATCTAACGCGCTTCCGTTACCCTCAAGGTCTTTTTCTGCACTTGTATATGTCACGCCTTCTATCGTTACATCTTTATCACCCAATGCGAATATTCTTCCGCCTATAGCTTCATGTGACGGGCGTGGATGCGAGTGATAGTCAACCTCAAATCCATCCGTTCCCAATTCTTCGCCGACATGGTTATGATAAGCTTGCGCTGACTGTTTCGCGCCGTACAACAGATTTTGCCGAACCATGCTATCAAGGCGCCTCGTTACTCCGCTCCCATAATTGACAACAATACCGCTTCCGCCTAAATCTGCTATTGTATCACGCATGGCAGTGTTAAAGTCTGTTGTCCCTGCTCGCACCGCTACGACCGCTTTATCAATTGCTTGCTGAAAGGCTCCCTCAATTGTTATAAATTCCGAACGTCCGTTTGGGTATGCCCTTGTAAAACCTATCGCTTTTGTTCGAGATAGGTTAACCATCTCTCCGGCGGTAATCTCAGCCCAATACTGAACCATTTGCTGTGCAAACTCATTCTCTGAATAAGGAATGAACGGAACACCTTTAACATTAAATATTGATTGTTTACGCTCCATTTCAGCCGTCATATGTTCAGATAATATGCGTTTAATCTCTTTTATATTGAGCGCCGTTGTGTCTGCTAAATCCTTGTATATCTCTTGTAGTGGTATTCCTATATTCGCCATATTCTCTAAGGCTTTTATATCGACAGAATTAAGCTGCCCTGTCTGCTTTATCCGCTTGCCTATCCGTTGCAGCGTTCGGGTTTCAAACCCCTCTACATTATCTGCAAGCTTTTGCGCCGCTTTTTCAATATCATATGCCATATACTTTTATGTATTCATACAATTGTCAACAGCCTTTTTTAATTGTTCGCCGTCAACTGTATATTTTTTCCCATCAATCTCTAATTCAATAAGATTTTGATAGTTCCAATGTGCATTTACAACTACACTCGGCATTGCTGGCTTCGAATAATCATCGAGTCTGCAAGTTACTTTAAGCTTTGTCATATCCTTACCTCCTTACTGCATTAACGAAGCCATAATCGCATTTTGCGTATTCGCCGCATTGCTTTTGTTCACCTTTTCAAGTTCTTCCTGTATCTGTTCGTCCGTCATTTGCGGATATAACCACTTTGTCAATCTTTCAACCGATACTGCGCCCTTGTCATATCCTGCTAACAATGTCTGCCATTGTTCTTGGCTGTCCGCAAATACATCAAAGTAGTCTGAATTGTATTCCCATAAATCAGGACGAATGTTTAAGAAAATACCGTCAGCTTCAAGGGTCATTTGATTACCCTTATCAAGTGCATTTTGTACGGAATTAACAAACGATATTGTATCAGCGTTTGAACGTCTTACTGCTGTTGCCGTGCCTGTTGCCATTGCGTCATTTTCCGTGAGTATGCCTGGGGATAATCCCATTTGACGCTCAAATATCTGTAATTGCTTTTCTAACTTTTCAAAATGCTCTGACCCTCTAAGCGTAGGATTGAATATATCAATCTGCGCGCCGTTATCTCCTGCATTTCTTTTTAGTGGTATAATATTATCAATTATTTCATATTCCTGGTTACCATTTTTGTTCCTGCCTATTTGCAAGTTGCGCGAGTCTGTAAATATCTTGCTCTTACCATTTTTAAATTCGTCTTCAATCTGCGTTATTGTTTCATCTATCTGTCGCTCTATATCACTACAGCCGAAGTTAAGCGGTACGCCGTATACAGTTGAATGTCCTCTTGTCGGAACAGGTGATTTATATTGCCCGAAACCGATATGATTAGCACCGACAAATTGCGTTGTTTCGCCTTTCAGATATTGCCATTGCCCAACCGTCTGCGGTTGCCCTGTTTCGTCTACAGTGTCATACGATATTGTCAGATTACCGTTTTTATCAAGTTCGTGTATACGGATAAGGAAAAACACACGATTTCCCTTGTCAGGTTTGTATGTATCAAGGACTGCATAAGCCTTTGTTATGTTCTCTCCGTCATCATCAGCTATAATGACTCTTGACTCGTCCAATACGCTGTGATATAGGTTGCCATGTTCATCAAATGAGGGGAATATATAACTATCGCCTGTACCGAGCATATTATAAACCACATCAAACCGCTTATCTTCTATGTCCTTGCATAGATTTACAAGCGGTTCAACAAGTGTGCTGTCTGTCTTGACTTCAAATGTCGCTTCTGTACAGGCAAGGTTTGCTATCTTGCTCACAGCCATAGCAAACCAATTAATGGCCTCTATATTGCTGTACCTTTGCACATTCGGGTCAATCGCCCTCTTTTCTTTCGCCTTGCGCTCATACCCGAGCCGATATAACAGAGCGTCCCACATTCTTATTATTTTTTGAAACATTTATACACCTAATTCCTCATAATAAAACTTTACTTTCTTTTTTACTGGTTTTACAATTCCAAATCTTTTGGCAATTTTATATGTTACGCAATCACGTTCAAGCACTATCGGCATACGCTCCAAATTATGCCTAAACATTTCAAGCGTCATACTGCTTTTATAATGATTGCAAGAACGGCAAGCAGGGAGCATATTGTCAAGTGTATCTGAACCACCCGTCAATATTGCTTCTACGTGATCTACTTGCATATCCTTATATTCAAGCTCACAACCGCAATAAGCACAATGTCCATTACATTTGTTATATACTTCTTGCCTTTCCGCTTGTGTCAATCGTTTTCTTGTTTGCATTGTTTACCTCTCAATCATTCAAATAATGCCAATTGTCTGCTAAACTATATATAAAGCTGTCGATTGTATCAATCTGCATACTGCCATCATCAAGTATAATCGCCTTTTCCGCTTTATCGTCAAATACAACATTCTGTAATTCGTCTACCAAATCATCACATTGTCCCTTAACGAATTTCAGCCGCCCTTTTGCCATTAACATATTAATCTGAAACGGTCTATCCTCTAACGGCGGTTTATATGTCTTGCCGAATATATACCGCTTTTCATTCAGCGTGTTTATAATAACGTCAACGTGGTCTGCGCTGACATTGTTTATATTTACGCCGTATGCGCTCTCCGCCGCTTGTATTTCGTCAAATACATACTTGTCTACTTCTTCCATAGGCACGTCCTGCGCTTGCTTTTTGGACGCTTTTAGGACATATATAACATTATCATATCCCATAGCCGAAAATGTCATTGCATACGCTGAATCGTTACCGCCTATATCGAAGCCGACATCAACCCATTGAAAATGTTTAGGCAGCTCGTCAGCGGATATGATAAATGCGTCAGGGTCGTTTGCAAACTTAGGAAATACTATTCCGTTTGGTCTGCTCCATAGCCCTAATATATACCAGACATAATAAACAGTGCCCTCATATTCCTTTTTTAACTCCCTTACAAAGTCGGGCGGTAATGTCGGGTTATCATCTATTGTGTAGTGCTGACAATATATATCCGCATCACTGTCTATAAACGACTTCATAAAGTGTTTCGGGCTTGCAGGGTTCATTGTGCCGTCAAATATGCTATACGGTGTTCTTAAACGTGATTTTAACATCTGGAATACTTCTTCATTCCACGTTGTCATTTCATCGCCGTAACAATATTTGATTGTTGCGCCTTGTATCTTTGATACCTGACTTACCTTGTCCGCTCCCAGGCAGTACACCTTTTCACCGAACATAGTACAAATGTTATTTGTTCCTATGTTCGACACAGCTTGTTCGGTGTAATATTCTTGAAGCGGTTCTATAATGTTACGCTGCAGCGTTCCTCTGGTATTGCCTATGATGACATTTAAGCCATTCTTGCCCTTACGCTCTATTATCCTTGCCGGAATGGTATATGTAGTGTCCATATACGTTTTACCGGAACCTGTCGCGCCGACTTTGAAATTCCACCGTCTGTCCGCGAAATGTATGTATTCTTTCTGCTTACTTGTAAGAGCTATTCGCATCATCTCTTATTCCTTGCAATAATTCATCAATCTTATCAAGCACTTCGTCATTTTCCACGGTCGGCTTATCACGCCATACGATAGGCTTACGATTTTTAAGCCAGAATATCAATGCTGTTGTATCAGGGGGAATAAACACTTCCTCGTCAACGTATTCTATATGCTCTTTTTCACTTGCTCGTTTTCCGTCTTTATATAAAACTTCTTTTACCTTGATAGGTTTTTTGACAATTTTAGTAAATCCGAGTCCTTTTTTATATAATGCGTTTTCAGCAATAATATCAACAATTTCCTTGCCTCTTTTTAGGGCATTGCAAATCTCGCAATACGTTTGTTTATATCTATATAACGTAGCAACATTTACGCCCATATTAGAAGCTATTTGTTCATCTGTCAAGCCGTCTCGCGCCCACGCTTCAAGCAATATTAAGCTGTCAGGTTCTAACCACTTCTCGTATTTGCCTTTTGCCATTGCATCACCTTTTTAATTATCATCTTTATCACACTCTGTTGGCAAATGCATTGTTTCCTCATATACGCGAATTGCCGAATTTGATATTTCAATTTTTACATATGGGGGGTAGCGTTCTTGTAAGTATTTGATTAACGGTTCTGACAATTTCTTTAATTCACCCATAGTTTGTTCGCTCATTTTTATACACCGCCTAACTTAATCATTCTTAATTCTATATTGGCAGGGATAGCAGGATTTGAACCTGCGTATGTCGGAATCAAAATCCGATGCCTTTCCGCTTGGCTATATCCCTGTATGGAGCGTCCACTCGGATTTGAACCGAGGATAAAGGTTTTGCAGACCTTCGTCTTTACCGCTTGACTATGGACGCATAATTGCGGCACAGACATGGTACGCTTCATATGCAAGCGCGTCTGTGCCTATCTCATTTTATGCCTCTCGTGCCCGCCTTATCATGAGACATTCCCCGCCGGCTTTTCCGGTTTTGATACCTTTTTCCGGCACACCGCTTATATGAAAGGAGCTTCCGTCGAATACGGACCTACATAAACTTTGAGCATATTCATTATAACATGCCAGTTGTGCGAGTTATTCCCAATTTTCATTAAATTTCAAATAAAATTGATGCTTCAGTTTAAAGAGCTTCGTTTTGGGGATAAAATATGTATAGCCTATATAATTATGGTTAATGCTACCGTCGGTTAAAAACTGGTATAACGCTTGGTAATCATCGCCGCCTACTTCTATACATGCATTAAGTATTTTATCTTGTACTGCCTTGCCAAGCTTATTAACATTCAGACACAAAAAAAATATCAGCCCTTGTTTCTCATAACTTATCCCCTTTTTTTCCAAAGATTTTGAAGCTCTGAACTGTGTCATCGCTTTGCTTCCTCCTTTATCCGCAATTCCCAAAACCGCCTCTGCCTTTTATGATACCTCTGAAGCCGCCTTTGCCATACGTTATACCTGCCGCATCTCTGCTGACATCCGTCATGCTTCGCGCATCCTACGCATGGACTATCGCTAATCCTGCTCATTCAAAATCTCCACACCGTACTGCTTGCATTTTTCCGTGATTTCCTTCAAGCACCGTACACCAAGATTACGGACCTTCATCAAATCCTGTTCTGTTTTCCCGCTTAAATCCTGCAATGTATTTATGCCCGCACGCTTTAAGCAATTACATGTTCTAACCGAAAAACCCATATCCTCAACAAGTATTGATTGTATTTGCTTCATTTTTATCCCTTCAATTCCTCTACATAACACCAACTTTGCGACGGACGTGTAAGTCCGAACTCGCTTAATTCTTTCGGCTTGTCATATATTACAAGGTCGGATATATGCCAAGCATAAAGCGTTTTGCCTTTCGCGTAATCAGAAGCATAGTATGTTCCATAGGTTAAATCATCTGCTCCCCAGCTATATATGCCATCACATACAAACTCACCTATGACCTTGCCTTTTTTCTTATACCACTTTCCATTGAAATACTCTTCCATCGGTATTTCACTTGTTCCGTTTAAAGTGCAGTAAATATAACACTTAAACGGCACATCTATTTTCGGACGGTTCTTGCGAATTTCAACCGTCTTTTTCCCGCTTGCGATTAACTCGCAATATTTAGGCTTTATGCTTAGTAATACTGATTTTTTCATTCTGACACCTCACCATCATCAAAAACATACTGAATAGCCAATTTATTGAGAATATGTGTAAACTCAATTAAATCGCAATCGGCATTATCGGTAAATTTTTCATATATTACTTTTATAGCCAATAGCATAGCTGTAATATCAAGCTCAAAATGATTTAAGGATATATCTATTTTGCCAACATAGTCCCTATTGTCTTCATCCTTGTATGTGTTCCACAGCATTGCCGCAAAAGCTATTGCTTTTCTCTCAGTTTCGCTTATCTGCAATTCTTCTGTATTTATTTTATCTTTCATTCCGTCACCTCCAACAATTCGGGATTGTCGCGGACATTACCGATAACCTTCGTATATGTATTGATATTATAATACCTATCAAAAAATCTGTTTTTAGACTTATAATGTGCCATATAACATCCGTTGCGAAATTCAACAACGCAGGGAGAGTGTTTTCTTGTTTCCCTGACTGGCTGTAATACAATATCTCCCTCAAATATCTTTGTGTCGTTTTTGTCCGTCAAACCTGTGTACTGCCCTACTGTTTCGGGCAATACTTGAATAAAACGTATGCCGACGCAAATATATACTCTGATATCATTCCGGAATATACTGTCACTCTCTACCCACTCACCGTTGTCTATACGCTTACCGCGGAATAATATTTCTCTATCCATTGTCAGCCCTCGCTTTCAATGCCTGTTCTGCTTCTTTCTCCGACAAAAACCATGTATTATTAAAAAATGCACTGTGGTGTGCCTGTGTACCATCGCATGTCGTCAACAAAAACACATTGTTTTCAAAAAATTCAATTCTATTAACTCTCTGCTTATAAACTCTGTTATTTGCAGGATAACCATTCGCAATATTAAGCCTGTAGTTTGTTTCACTTGGAATAGCATACACCGTATCACCCACTTTACACGGCAGATGTACAAGTAAGCCGTTTTCTTCGGCATCTTCATAATCAGCTAATTTATTCAATGCATCTGTCAAAGCATTTGTTTCACTGAAAGATAATTCCGCATACAATTCAGGCATTACATCGGATAATGCAATTATATCGGCATTACCAAACTCATCACGCTCCGTTAATCGTTCCATTATTCCTCGCTCCTTTCATAATAACTGCAAAAACTCATTGTATAGCAGTTACGCTCTAATTCTTCACAATATCTGTCGTATACTATTTTTCCCTGAGTGCAGTTCTTACAATTTCCGCATTCTGCATTATACGGGAGCCTGTCCTCCATTTCCGCCAGCCTTGCTACCGCCGCCTTAATCGGCTTACTGCTGCCAATCTCGCTGTCAAGTACGCCTTGGTCTGCGCCAAACGCATCGGCGTCAACCGTAACTGCGCCGTTTTTATATCTCTTTGTCAATCTCATTTCCTGCCTCCCATTCCCCATAAATCCTCATAAAATCCTCAAGCCCCAGCGTAACGCGCCACTCACCGTGGTTTTTCCTGTGGAACACCGCTGGGATTTTCCCGCGCGCGTCATGCTTCGCCTGCGCCATAGCGTCGTCAAGATTGAGCCTCTCAACCCGCTTGCACTCGATATGTATTCCCGGCAGCCCCACCACGTCGGCGTCGCCGTTCGCTCCGCAGTATTGCTGTCCGCGCCGGGTATCGTAGCCGTACCCGCGCAGTACCTTTGCAAGCTCCAGCTCGCCGCGCTTGCCTTTATCCCTGCTGTTCATTTCCATTCTCCAATTTAGCTCGTATAATATCCTCCAGCCCCTTATGGTCGTAATTATCCTGATAAATCTCATACCGGCATTCACTGCGGTCTTCAAGCCGCGCCATACGTTCCGCAATCGCGTTCGCAAACTGCTTCACGCTCTCCGGCAGAGCCGCGTATTCGCGCTCATGCTGCACTCTCTCTCGGTACGACCGCATAAAGTTGCTCGCGACCACAGTGTCAAGCTCCCGCATATCCACCTGTCCCCACTCGCGCAGCACAGACGGCGAGCCTACAACAGCTTTTACAGTTTCGGGCAATTTCTCATATTCTTCAAGATACCCATACGCACTGTTTCGCAGCGCCTTTTTGACAAACGACCACGCCTCCTGCTCCGTCATAGCGTACTGCGGACGAGTGAGCGAAGCAATTCTTTCTTTAACCTGTCCTATCGACGGCGGGAACCCCTTTGTCTCCGACGTCATAAACGCCTTAATCCCTGCCGCCACCTCAGCATACGGCTCGCTATCGAACATGTCCTGCCACAGCTCCACCGCCTGTTCAAGCTCCTGCTTCGATTTATCCTTATAATACTGCGGATATGCGGCTTTAAGCACCGCCATAATCTTCGCTGTTTCTGTTTTGTTCAATTCTTTCTTCCTCCTCATATTTTTTCACTAAATCTAAAAACGGATTGCTAAATTTATTTTCTTTTTCAGGTTCGGACGCATAAGCCGTCTTAACGTTGTCATGCGCCTTACTCAGCCAGTTTGCAATAAACCGCTTTATACCCGCGCGCGTTTTTCTTTTAGCTTCATTTGCTAACAGCCAGCCTCTCATTTTCCTTAATTCGTCTGTTATATCCGCTTTGATGTATAAGCTCTGCCATTCAACTATATCCTTGTTAAATATTTCAAATTCATCGCCGTCTTTAAGCGGCAGTGCAATTACAGGCGGCTCGTTATACTGCTTTCCGCCGTCAGGCGGTATATTCTTTTCTTTACTTTCCTTTACTTTACTTTTCTTTTCTTTCCTTTTCTTTGTGTCGTTTTTCTCGGATTTATTCGGGTTTTTCTCGGAAAAACTGCCGTTATTCTCGGAAAAACCCTGAAAATTCGTACACTTAATAAAGCTCTGTGTTTCATTTTTCGTTAAAATCCAGAACCTTTTATCCACTTCAATCTCACGTTTCGCGCCTTTCTTGGCTTCCTGAAACCGAAGCTGTATACTGCGGGAAGTGAGAACCTTGTCCGACTTGAAAAGTGTATCGTTAAACAGTGACCGTTCAAGCAAGAAGTTCACAATCTGCCCTATTTTCTCATCGCTCGCGCCGAAAGTATCAGACAACACATAATTTAAATCGTCATCGGCACGCATATAATACCCGTTTTCATTATAAATAAGGGTAAGCAGATAAATATATATAATCACGCCGTCATTTCCATACTTACCTTTAAGGGCGCGTATCTTTCTATCCGCAAAAAAATCGACGTCAAAGGGAAAGTAGTCAAGTCCTTTTTTTATCGGTCTTGCCATTTTATTCTCCTTTGCTTTTATATTTCGGGCACCTGCCGCAAATGCCGGCAAGCACCCAATTCACCGCCCCGCCTGTTTTGTCAAACGACGGGCACCCCGCGCCGACAACCGCCGACGCGCCGCGCGCTTCCTTGACATAGGCGCAGGTTTTGTGTCTTTCGTTTTCCATGCCGTCTCCTTTCCGAAAAAGATTACAACATTATTTTCCAATACAACACATCCGCTTTTTTCGCATTATTGTTGCAATATATTCTTTGAAGATCACTTATCAGTCTTTTCCCTTCTTAAACTTTTTGCCACACCTATACATTCATCAAGGAAAGACTTTGTTATTCGCGGCTCGTTTATTTTCCGTCTCACTTCACTATAGTTTTCCCGCGTTACCGCAATCTCAAATACGCTCGGTTTTATTGCTGCCATTTCCTTTCCCTCCCTTGCTCAATATGCAGATAAAAAACAGCTAAGGGAATTAAAAATCCATTTCCGAAAAATGGCGAGCCTTCTTACGCTTTGCTTCGCAAAGACGAACATCCGGCTCTATTTTTCGTCGGAGGTTCCTAACCGGATTTTTAATATTGATTAAGTGTTTTTTATCTTAAAACGGCAAATCATCGCCGGACATATCCTCCGGTTCAAAATCGTCAAACGCCGGAAGCGCGTCTTGCGCCGGCGCGGCGTTCTCCGTTTTCTTCCCGCCCGTAAAATATGCTTCATTCACAAGCACCTCGGTCGCGTAATGCCGCTGTCCGTCGTCGCCGTCCCAGCTTCGGGTCTGAATTTCGCCCACAGCGGCAAGCATTGCGCCTTTTTTAAAATATTTGCATATAAACTCCGCCGTCTGCCGCCATGCAATGCAGCTTATAAAATCCGCCTGCTGCTGTCCCTCTTTTGCAAACCTGCGGTTTACCGCAAGAGTAAACTGCGCAACAGACAAGCCCGACTGCGTTTTCTTCATCTCAGGGTCGCGCACAAGCCGACCCATAAGTATTGCTTTATTTATGACTTATTCCTCCTTTCTCCAAATATTATCTGCAATAACTGCGATTTATTTTTCGCACTATTTTTGCAAAATCTCGCCTGTTTCTGTATCCACCGTCTCAGACACTACCTCAGACGCTTCCGCCTCAATCACATCATCCGGCAAAACCTTAAACGAGCCGTCGTCGCTATTCTCCACCGTATAAGACTGCTCATCAGCGGTCACAAAATCAGATTTCATAGGCGCGTATTTAAGCACCTTTTTAAGCATCGTTTTCTTTGCCATCTCCTCAGGATTTGTCTGCCACGGACCATTCTTAAATGTTTTTGAATATTTCTTCCCGTGCGCAAGACATTCCTCCCAGCTCATGACCTTAAAACCATAGCCGCCACTTTTCAGCCGGTATATAGCGTACACCCACACCGGTTCGCCTCTGCCTCCCATAGCCGGCTTATGCTTTAAATTCGCGTCAAGACCATATTCAAATTCAAACTCATCATTTTCATAAACGATATGAGCTTCAATATTTTTCAGCTCTCCCGATCGGTGCGCCAAATCAATGAGCCCCTTATACCCAATCTGAAACTGGCACTGGCTTCCATACGGAATTAAATACGCCTGACCGAGCGGCGTATTCGGCTCAAGCCCGAGCTGCGCCGCCGTCAGCATTGCGCCTATAAACGACTGCGGCGTGCATGAAGCCAGCTTCGGAGTCTGCGTCACAGCTGTCGTCACCATGCGCGTAAATCTTTCGGGCGTAATCACCTTCGGCAGCGCCTTTGCAACCTGATTCTGATACGCTTTAATCCAATCATTAATTGTCTGCGGCTGCTTCTTCGCAGCCATACTTGTTTTTTCTGCAATCTGTCCCATATCACTTTATCTCCTTTATTTTAAAAGTCCTGTATCTTGTAGTCTTAATATAATCCGATAAATCCCTGTCCGAAAAGAAATCCTCTATAAGCCGCGCAGTATCAAGCGTTCTGCGTTCACACCCCGTCCACACGACGTCATATTTCCCACATTCCGCGCGCTCCGCTTCGCCCATCTCCAGCTTAATTTTTTGGTCTATTTGCCGCTTCTCTGTTTCCATCTTTTTTATGAGCAAATCAAGCTCGGCGCGCCTTGCAAGCTCCTTGTCAAAACCGATGAGAGACACGCTCTCTCCGTTCGCATTCGGATAAACCGCGTTTATGATTTCATTATCATTATCGCTTCCCGACGGCGCCGGAGGATTTTTCGCAAGCACATTGTTTTCCCAAAACTCACGCTCAGCCTTCATAAGCGCGGCAATGTCCTCCTCGTCGCGCTTTATTTCAAACACCTTAAACTCCGTGCTGTAAATAAGCACAGCCAAGTACCACACCGGATACCCTGTCACAGCCATATAATGCATACACTGACAGTAATACTCCTCCGGATACTCGCCGCCCTTATACCGCTTCACGCTCATGCTTCCCGCTGTTTTGCACTCAAGCCCCGCATTCTCGCCGATAATTAAGCGGTCGACATTTGCAAACGCAAACGGATAAGCAGGATTTTTTATCATACTGTTTCTGCGCCGAACCCGCTTGCCTGTCTCCTCGCAAAACCGCCGCGCCACATATTCCTCAAGGTCGCGCCCCTGACGCATCGCCTCGTTATCCTCCTTGGGCGGAACAAGCGACAGCTTGTCCGCGTAAACCTCAAACGCGCTTTTATACGGGCTAAGCCCGACAATCGCCGCTGCGTCCGAGCCGCCTATCCCTTTTTTGCGCTCAGACAACCATTCCTCATGCGTCATACGCTCGCCGCCTTTCCCTCAGAAGCTGCTTTAATCTGTTTTCCCATCATCTTCCATACCTCTCTTGCACATTTTGTCACACTATATAGGAAGCTTTTGCTCCTTTTTCACTCATATCCTCTCAAACTCCTTTGCCAAGCACCACTTGCACAGCCGCCTCCCGCCGTACTCCGCCAGCTCGCAGCCATACGCGCCGTCGCCGCACCTGCCGCACTCGGTCTCCTCGTCGCCGCCGTGCGGAAACTCATTAAACAGACAATTCATACACAGCATATCGCCGTCATATTCATATAAAACTTCACCCGCGCTCTGTTGCTTCATCCGACTGTATGCTTCTTTTTCCACCCCGCATCCGTCGCACGCATACCGCGGCACATGCCTGTACCGGCACGCTTCGCCGTCGCACCCCTGCTCCTCCGCGCACCCTACGCACTCATTTATGTACTCAACCACGAAATCACCTCTTGCAATTTCCTGAATTTTGTTGTATAATATATATGTAGTTTTTTGGTGATTACTCCATGTAATCGCCTCGTCTCATGTCTGTTGGCGCAGATATGAGACTTTTTTTGTTCCTGCATCTCCAAATTTCCTGTCCTGACTCGCAATTTTCTATTATCCAAATCTCAATCTCCTGCCCCGGATAAATCGCCGCACTGTCAATCCGATTATGCACCCGCAAATCATCTATATATTCACGCTTGTCCACTCCCTCAGGGCAAAACTCGTCCGCTATACTCCACAGCGTATCTCCCGCCATGACAACATATGTATCTGTAACGACAACCGCCGCTTCCTGCGGCTTGTCCCGCTTCCCATACTCCGCCGCCATCGCGCACAGCATAACCGCTATGACGACAACTCCCGCTATTTTAAACTTCATGCCATGCTCCTTTCTCTTATCATATTAAAACAAGTTAATCTTCTCTATATTCAATAATGTCATGTATTGAACAATCCAAATATCTGCAGAGTTTATCCAGCACATCAAACGTAATTGCTTTGCCGCGCCTGTGATATAACTGCGTCAATGTGGTTCTTGAAATACCTGTTGCGTTTGATATCTTACTAATTTTTAACAACCGTTCCCCGCATATCCGCGAAAAATAATTATTTATCATGATTAAAATTCTCTCCCTCTATTTTATTTCCTCCTATTAATCAACCTGTTTCAGCCTGTTATTTTTAAGCATATAAAAAGTATCCGGTTTAATTTTTTCTCCATCTACAACAAGCGTTCGAGTCCCTATAATATTTTCATTATCTTCATCAAATTCAACAAGCACAAGCACTGAGCCAATATCGCCTTTTGCCTTTGCTCCTGTTCCAAATGCAACCGCAACGCCTTGCTTACCAACGCATGCCGTCCCTTCGCTTCTAACTATTGCCGCTCCACGGTAGCCCGCATTTGCCGCTCCACAGTCGCCCGCATTTGCCGCTCCATAGTCGCCAGCATTTGCCGCTCCACAGTCGCCCGCGTTTGCCGCTCCACGGTAGCCCGCGTTATTATCAGGACTGCGCCGCGCCTTTTCTATCTTATCTGAAAATCCAAACTTTTGGAAAAATGCAGAAACGCTTAACTTACAAATATCAAAAACACTGATTTTTGCTCCGATACGCAGTTTTTTAGTACAGTATTTTTCATTATCATTCGTCAGCGCTTCATCAAGAGCTTCAATCTCCGCAAATTCATGATTCTCTCCGGGCGAGTAATATTCAAACACTGCATGCGGCAAATCGCAAAAGTGCATACCGGACTCGCAAATCTCCGCGCTGTCCTCTTCAAACACTGTATTTTCCGCGTACTGCTTGCCGCGGCATATAAGCCCCTTTTCAAATCCTTTATATCCTTTCATCTTCTGCTCCTCTCTTTAGTGTGCGTTACTTCGCTTCCGACATATCCGCTTTCATGGCAATCGTTTATTTTTTGCTGTAATGATAAAAGTGCACACTTCATTTCTGATACGCGGCAGGAATTACCGCTTATTTCTCTAATTGCATTTTTAAAAATGTTCGCTTCGTTGATAATAGTCTTTAACTCTTCCTCATTACATTTTATTGAAATCTCCATTTTCTGCTCCTTTCGTCAACATATGGTCAATTTATATCTTCCTTTACCGTCGTGATATTCCGCTATTGCACAAAACAACCCGAAGTCACGATATATATTCGGAATCTCGGCGAAGTGCGCCGCCGCGCCATGCTTTACTGCACTCACATTGTCGCCGTCGTCACTTAACGCGTTGCTGATTAATTCTGCCGCTTTCGCTGACTTGGTAATAAAAATTCTATAGCTGTTTGCAACCATTTAAATACTCCTTTCATCCCTTAGTCCCATACTTCAAATGCAGTCCCTGCCAATAATCCAGTATGCACGCGCTAATCTGACTTGTCCCGCAAAAATGCAGCCCCGCCGCTTTCTCCGCCGGCACCTTAATCTCCGCACCGCACGTCGCGCAATGTACTGTTTTTGTTTTAGTTTTCATATGTACGCTCCTTTTTTCTCCTATGACATTTCCCTTGCTAATTTTGCCACTGATATGCAGTTGTCCTTAAATTCAAACCGCTTTTTAGCAGTTCTCCAGTCAATGCCACAAAATTTTGCCACATCAATCATTCTAAGATATTCCTTACCAGGATATTTTTCTTTTATTCGTTCAAGATTGTCTCTATAAGACGGTTTCTCTAATGGCATTCATCTCACCTCCTCACCATTGATCTATAATCATTGTTTCACTTTCAAAATCTGTTGTCTCAAATGCAATAAGAAAACAAGAAGAAATAAATATAATAATACTGAAAATTATCAAGCATATGTTGAGTATGAAACTCATCTTCAAAGCATAATGATAATTCCGCTTATGTCGATTTGTTCCTTTCTCGTTTTTACAATGTTCATTTGTATTACATTTACACATTTGATTTTCTTTGTCTTTATCCATTGTTTTCTCCCCTCCTATTCAAATTTATCTGATTGTGCCACATTTAATCCAAAATCTAACAATATACGCATAGCCAAATTTATCGAAATACCTTCCTTATCTGCATAGGATTTGATTTGTCTATACATTTCTTTCGATAACCGGACTGATGTTGTATGTGTTTCTTCGCCAATCATTTGCGCGCATCTCATCATTCTCACCCCCCTTCTATGCCCTCTTTTCATCTGCAAACAAATCGTCTGTACTGCAATTTAATATTTCGGCTATTTTAGGTATCTTGTCCGCCTTGGGTAATGTTTCGCCTTTTTCCCATTGTGATATAGCTCCCTGAGTTACATTTAACTTTTTAGCTAATTCATATTGACTTAAATGTGCTTTTTCTCTTAACAAACCTATGTTTTTCAAAATATCACCTCCCACACATTTAATAGTTATACTATTATTATAGCACATATTTTTAATTTGTCAATAGTTTTACTATTAAAAAATTAAACAAATTACATTGCAAAATATTAGTTTTACTATTATAATATAAATAAATAGCAATACTAATATAAAGGGGGTATTTTAATGAATAAAATTGAAGAATTAAGAAAAGCGGCGCATCTATCACAAGCAAAATTAGCCGAAAAATTAAATGTTCATCAAACGGCGGTTTCGCAATGGGAAAAAGGAAGAACTTACCCTGATATGTCCATTATTATAAAATTAGCTGAAATATTTAATGTTTCTATAGACTATTTACTCGGCAAAGACCCCTCAATATATCAGACAAATATCAAAGGTGATAATCACGTTGTAATCAACAAGGACGAGCCTTTGACTGTGAAAAACGGGCATGAGCGGCTTTTGACAATACAAGAACGCGATTTATTGAGAGTGTACAATTCCGCAGACGGTAAACAAC